CTCAGCACATGCGCCTAGAGTAAAAGATTTAAGAGGAATAGCGTTGGCGGTATAATATGAGTGCTAGATTAAAAGTTGAAGGACATACACATTTAGTAAGAGAGGTTTCTTCTAGTGGTATTGTTAATACAAATACTAGTGAATATCAAATTTATATGAAAAGAATTAAATCAAGAGAACAACATGGTGACCAGATTAGAACAGCGGTAAAAGACATAAATAATTTAAAGACTGAATTAAGAGAAATAAAAGGTTTACTAAAAGAGATAATCAATGGCAGTTAAAAATATAGCAGTAACAGATACGCTAGAAACATTTAGAACCACATTTAACGATTTGGCGGCTAATGATTTTGGTGATAAAGCAAATCTATCAGGTGCTATTAGTGCAACTAATTTAGTTGACGCTATGAATGAAACGATTAGTATTGCGACATCTACTGCTGGTTGGACAATTGAAGATAGTACATCAACACAACAAGTAATTGGTGGTGGTAACATTCTAAAGGTGTTTGGTACTTCAAATGAAATTGAAGCAGTTGTAAGTGCGACAGATACATTAACTATTGGTTTACCAAACGCAGTTTCTATTACAACCTCTGTTACAGCACCTACTGTATCAACAGGTAATATGTCATTAACAAATGGCTCTATTACAGATTCAAGTGGTCAAATATCTTTTGGTAATGAAAATTTAGTTACAACAGGTACAATTAATAGTGGCAACATAACATCATCTGCTACTATTTCAGGAGCTACTATCACAGGTACAGGTGCAACTCACACTTTAGGTACCGTAGAAATTTCAGGTAATACTTTAAGGTCGACAGATTCAACAAGATTAAATATAAACGATACATTTAGAGCAAATGCTTTTGAATCGCAAACTGGATTATTTAAGTTAGATGAAAATTCTAGTATACCTAGGTTTACATCATCAGCTACAGGTAAAGCATTAACAGTTGACGCAGTACCTTTATTTAATAGTTCAATTGAGTTTGATGGTTCAACTGCTGGTACACATAAGACTACTTTAACGGTTACTGACCCTACAGCAGATAGAACAATAACTGTACCAAATGAAACTGGAACAATAATTACAACTGGTTCTACAGACATTGTATCAGAAGCTATGATGGCTAATGACGCAATTGGTCAAGACGAATTAAAATCAGTTGTACAATTGATTATTTACAACTCATCAGGAGTAGCAGCTAAAACCATATATGGTGCAGGTGCTTAAAAATGGAGATTTATTATGGCCGTAAGAACACCGTTATACCTCAATAGTGGAAATCTTCAAGAGATGTCAACTACTATGGTTGACAACCTTATTGACCAAATAATATATCAATACTCTTTAAATCCTACTGTTACACTATCTGTTGTTAGTTCTGGTGGAAGTCTAGGAACAATTTCAGATACAAGATTGCAGGCAGGAACATCAGCTTCAAGCGCTACTGGTAATCCAAGTGAAGCAACAACAGGAGAACCAACTGTAGTTACTGTTAATTATTCTAAAGTTGATAAATCAACTGCTAGTGTTACTCCTACAACAGACACAGGAAAAACATGGCCTATCTATAGAAAATCAGACGGTCATATTCAAGCAATGAATTTACAAGATGTAAAAGATACATTTTTACATCCTGCTATTGATTTAATGGTTTCAGGTTCTACAGGTACACAACAAGCAGGCACTTATCATATCAATACAGCTTCTAGTGTAACAGGTTCTACTTTAGTTTCAGCAACTCCTATATTTTCAGATACAGGCGCAAATACTGGCGCTTATACATCTAATTCTATACCTGAAACACTAGACCAACCAACAACTTTAACAAACTATTATTTACATAAAATAAATGGTAATGATAATGCTTACACATCACCTATGTTTATAACATCTGCTAATCAATTACAAGTTTATGCTACAGCTTCTTTTGAATCACTAGTACAAGGTTGGATTAGATATACAGCTGCTTCATCAAGCGATGGTTATTCTATTACTTACAATATAAATGGTACGGGAACAAATAGAGGTTCAGGTATTGTTGACCAAAGATTAAATGGTTCTGGTAATTATCAAACTCGTTTTGTAAATGCTAACGATTATAGAGCTCAAGAGTTTCCAAACGGAACATTAACAACTATTAACACATATTATTTGAAAATAAACAAATCCTAGGTTGCCTTTTTAACCTAACTATTATATAATATATACATGAATATACTTTTAACTGGAAGTGAAGGATTTATAGGTTCCAATCTAAAAAAGAAATTAGATTGTAATTTACATTGCGTTGACTTAAAACTAGGTCAAGACATCTTAACTTGCGATTTACCAAAAAATATAGACACAGTAATTCACTTAGCTGGATTATCTGGTGTTAGACAAAGTTTAGATAATCCTACAGATTACTGGAAACAAAATGTTATTGGCAGTCAAAGAATATTTGACACCTATAAAAATACAGACACTAGAATACTATATGCTAGTTCTAGCACAGCGAAAGAACCTTGGAAAAATCCCTATGCAATGAGTAAGTATTCACTAGAACAAATAGCACCAGAAAAAAGTTTAGGTATGAGATTTACTACATGTTATGGACCTAACGGCCGTGAGAGTATGTTAATACCAAATATTATAAAAGATAATGTTCAATATATTAATGTTGACCATAGTCGTGATTTTATACATGTAGATGATTTATGTAATGCAATCATATTGTTAATTAATAAACCAGAGTATGGTGTGTTGGATGTTGGCACAGGACAGACACATAATCTTACTGATATTATGTCACACTTTAATATAAAATATGAAAGTAGAATAGGTAAGGAAACTGAAAGAAAAGATAATAAAGCAGACATTTCAAACTTGACTAAATATGGTTGGAAAACAAAATATAATTTAATTGATTATATTAAAGAAGAAAAACTGAAAAGGATTAATTAATGATTACTGAGGAATATTTAAAAGACCATTACATAACAGCATTCTATGTTGATAATGAAAGAAAGAATATTGAAATACATTGTAGAAGTGAAGACGGTTCACAAGTTATTCCTACAGTTATCGAACATGACCCGACACATCCTTATTTTCAAGCTTTAATGAAAACTGTATCAGAGGAAGAATTGCTTGATATTACTCACGATAGAAAAAAGATTGAAAGAAGACACTATGAAAGACAAGTTGTTAAAATTGCAAGAAAAGAAGGTCTTATTTTTGACGCAAAAGACTATTTAGATACTGTTCAAAAATCACCAGAACAAATATCAATAATATTAAAATTCTTTCTATCATACTTTTTTGAAGGCAAATTTGATAAAGATAAAGACAAAGATTTATTGTTTGCTCTAAAATTAGAATTGTTTGAATATGACATTATTAAAAAATCAGACAATAGTAAGTACAAATCATTAATCAGAAAAGCACAATCACCTTACGAAATTATTAAATATGCGATTGAGATTATAGAGTATGAAAATAAAAAGAACGACACCAGCCAAGAAACTTAAAAGAATAGAGGGTGTAAATCCAGAAGGATACGCACAACCTATATCACCTATAACAAGAGAGAAACCAGATATAGGTAAGATGTTAGATTCTAACATTAAGAAAAATGGACCCTTTTTCTGTTCACAACCTTTCATTCATATGTACATACCAACTTACGGATTAGCACATCCGTGTTGTAATACAACTATGAATGTCAAGAAACATGTATCAGAAATAGGTATTAATGGTGTATGGAATCAACCAGAGTTAGCTAATCTCCGAGAAGAGATGGCAAATGGTAATAAAAAAAGAGAAGCTACAATTGCAACATGTTATCGTTGTATAGAAACAGAATATAGAGGTTTCGGTACTCCTAGAATTGCATATAATAATGACATGAGAAATGATAAAGAAGAGTTAGCTGAGTTGGATAGATTAGTCAAGTTTGTACAAGATAATCCTGGCGCTGAGTATCCTATACCAGATAAAATTCATACAGCTCAGATTAAAATATGGGGAAACTTTTGTAATCTAAAGTGTTTAATGTGTTCAGCGGAAGATTCTTCTGGAGTAGCCGAAGAGTGGATTGCTCTAGGTGAATATACACCAGAAAAAATATTAGAGCGTTCAGAAATTCGTTCTGGTTCTGAAATGCCTTTTACATATCCCTTAATTAGATATACTGACAATAATATTGATGAAGATGAATTTTGGGAAGTAATTAAGAAAACAAAAAGAATACAATTAATTGGCGGTGAAACTTGGTTAATTAAACAATATGTACAGATATTAGAAAGATGTGTGAAAGAGGGCTGGGCAAAAGATAAAAAAATATTTGCATTTTCAAATAACTTTGGTTATCCTAAAATGGAATACATTTATGATTTATTAAAAGAATTTAAAGATGTACACTATAAATGTTCTATGGAGTTATGGGGACCTAAGAATGATTACATTAGATATCCTTCAAAATGGCCTGAGGTGTATAAGAATATACAATTGATGAGTAAACTGCCAAATGTATCAATGGGATTTGCATTTACATTAAATCCATTAAATGTGGGGTATGTAGATGAGGCCGTAAAAGGTGCTGAAGAGTTTGGTAGAACACCTAGTTTCTTTAACTTAACAAGACCTACATGGTTTACATTAAAGGGTTTACCGCCAGATTTAAAGAATTTCTACCTAGACAGATTATACAAAAATTCTTATGATGTTATTGATAAGATACAAAAACCATTAGAGTATCTTGAAAATTTAGAACATGATGAATTGCAAATGCACACTATGATTTCTAAAATAAAAGATAGAGATAAATTAAGAGGTGATAATATTTTAAAATATTTTCCTGAGTGGACACCTTATTTTAAGGATGATTATTATGGAAGTCTTACATAGAATAGACTCTGAAATTACAAATAGGTGTAACGCAGGTTGTCCACTATGCCCTAGAACAGGAACAATCGGTCCTGGTATATCTGAAATTGTACATAAAACAGGCTACAGAGATGTGGAAGTTGATGTAGTTAGAAATATATTAGACTCTAAAACAGCACAAAATCTAAATCATTGGTCATATTGTGGAAACTATGGTGACCCATTTATGCATCCTAAAGTTTATGAAATAACTGATTTAGTTTCTTCGTATGGCATAACTCAAAGATTTGATACAAATGGTGGTATGCGAAAAGAAGAGTTTTGGTCTGAATTAGGAAAAATACCAGGTGTAGCAATTAATTTTGCGATAGACGGATTAAAAGACACAAATCCATTATATAGAATGAAAACTGATTTTGATGTTATTATGAGAAACGCTGAGGCATTTATAAAATCAGGCGGCCATGCTGATTGGATTTATATTGTGTTTGAACATAATGAACATCAAATAGAAGAAGCTAATCAATTAGCCAAAAAAATAGGTTTTAAATCTTTTATGACAAAAATCAGTTCAAGAGGATTTAATGTATCAGACGGCACATCTAAAAATTATAATGTACAATTTAATAAGACAAAGAAGAGAGGTAAAATATCAATACCAAAAGATGAGAAATATCAACCATCAGTATTAAAACATGGTCATATTGATACACCTGTTAGATGTAAAGCAATATTAAAAGAACAGTTTTATTTAACACCTGATAATATGTTATTACCTTGTTGTCATGTACACGCAGAGGTAGCTAAAAAAACATATGGTGTGGAGAAGAAAGAAGATGAATTTTTTAGATTTTTGATTGATAATGAAGTTAAATATGATTTAGATAAATTTGATTTTGATGTTGTTGTCGAATCATATAGGGATAATTTACCTATACTAAAAAAATATTGGGAGGAAAGAACAATAAAAATATGTAACAGAATATGTGGTAGTAATAGAGCCAATAAAACTGTAGAGTATAAAAATGGATAATTCTTTTATAAAAGACATATCAGATAGTCTGACAACCAATGTACATTGTTCATCTCTAACAATTTATCCTAATAAAGAAATACCCTTAGAAATGTTTTTAAAAGAGATTGAAAGTTTAGATTTCTATAAACATGGTGATGATAGAGGAGAGGGTTGGAGTGCTGTTACACTATATGGTTTATCAGAGGAAAAAACAGACCATCACACAAAATATGGTATTGAAAATCCTACTTTTGATTGGTGTTTAGAGGATAAGGCTCCTATTATAACAAACTATTTTAAAAATAACTTTTTTAAAAATTTAAAGTATAAGAGAATTCGTATAATGAGATTAGACCCATACGGTGTAATAAGACCTCATTCTGATAACGAAAAAAACTCTTTGTTAAATGCAATTAATATAGAGTTAGGACCTAAAACACCACAATGGACAATACTAACACAATTAGGTCAACAAAATTTAGAATTATGGCCTGGCAGAGTTTATCTTTTTAATAATTATTTTTATCATGTTTTATATAATCATAGTAATGAATATAGGTATCAAATTATTGTTCATGCTGAAAATGTTAATCAATTAAAAGAAGAGTTTTTAAGGTCAAGAGAAAATTATCCTAAAGGGGTTTATATAGATAATCAAAAAAACATAGATTCAGCAGTATGGTTTTCTACTGGCAGGTCAAAAGGTTCAGCCTGTGTTAATTTACCTTATATAGAAAATACATTAGAAGACTTTAAAAATAAATTTGACAAAGGTCTATTTTTGTCTGGAAAATTTAGTAAAAAGGTTAAGATTAAAGGTGAATTAATGTTAGATTATTTTGAAAGATGGAATAAAGGAAATAATCAAACAATTGAAACTGATTTATTTTGTTTCTGGAATAAACAAAAACCAGAACCTACAACTATAAATTATTATGAATCTGGTAAAAAAGAAAATATTGGATATTGGACATATACTACAGACGCCTTAGTAGAATATGTGGGTAAAAATTCTAATAATGTAGATTTTGATATAATAATTGGACCTAGTACAGGAACAAATTTAGAACACTTAGCTATTACTTTTAATTGTGATAAAATGTTAGGTTTTAACTATAACGAAGAATCTAATTGTATTCATAAAGAATTGAGAGATTATTTTAGATTTAGCAATTATGATTTTTCAGGCTATGAAGAATGGGAAAAAAGAACACAATTGCTTTGTGAAAAGTATTGGATGGATTGTCATACAACAGTCAATGCTAAATCTCCAACAAGAAGATTTTTTCTTATAAATCCATATAAATTTATAGACAAAATATATAATGGTGATTATGATTATTTAAAATTAGATTTAATTAAAAATCCAGAAGCCTTATTGCCATATGTAAAAGATAAAAAGGTAGTTATTAACACAAGTAATATTTATGGTTACATAGATATGCTAAATAATTATACTCTTAAAGAATTAAAAGATTCTTGGAATAGACTTATGGAAGTTTTAAAACAAAGTGAATATACATATTTTATAGGCGAAGATATTTACAAAGTGAATAAAAGGATATGGATAAATGCATTATAAGACTCGTTATGGTGATTTAGATTTTTGGAATCCTTACCCTAATCTAAATAACTTTAAAAAAATAGGTATAAATTTATCAGGCGGAGCTGATTCTGCTTTGATTATGTTTATGACTTGTCGTGAAATAGTCGAAAGAAATTTAGATACAACTATTGTTCCTATTACTGGTGTTGATGAAAGAAGACCAACTAACATCTGGAATGCCAGAGAAATTGTAGACCTATTTAAAGAGTTATTTCCTCAAGTAAAATTTTATGAACACCAAGTAAATCATTATCAAAAATCACACGAAAAAGATAAGGTAAATCATCACAGAGCTCATGAGGATAGATTACGAAAAGAAGGTGTTATTGATGTATTATTTCATGGTCGTTCAGCAAACCCACCTGAAGATATTGCAAAAGAAAACAATTTATTGTTTAAGAGAGAAGTAAGACGAGATAGCCATGGACATGATAGAGTGCCTTACCATGAAAATCATGGCAAACCTTTTTATTGTCCGTTAGAATATCTTGATAAAAGATTTGTGGCAGAGATGTATAAACAGTTTGACTTAATCAATAACTTATTTCCTATTACAGCTTCTTGTGTTGAATATGCAGAAAAAACAGATTACTTTTCTAAACCTTGTAAAGAGTGTTGGTGGTGTAGAGAGAAGAAATGGGCATTTGGAATGTATGATGGTGGTGTAAAATGATATTAGAATATAATGGACAAAAAGTAGACTTTTTTCAAAGAATATTTACAGAGGATATTATCGCTAAAAATTTTAATAAAGAACATATTGTTAGAAAACTAGGCGTATGGGTATCAGGTGGTGCAGACTCAGCTTTTTCATTATGGTATATGGCAAAATGTATAAGTGATAATAAATTGTGGGACTTTCAATTAATACCAATACATGGCCATGATACGGCAAGAGTGGCTGATTCAAGAATATCAGCAAATGCAGTTGTTGATTATGTTAGAAATGCTTTTCCAAAAGTTGATATACATGATAATTATATCTTTCAATATCATTTAATAAAAGGTGTTTCGGATAAAGGGCAATTCCATGACCCTATAAAAAACAATTTAAAAAAGGATGAAACTATACACATAACAGTCAACTCATATACAGCAAATCCTCCTTTGAAAGATATGGTTGATGGTGGATTTTATCATAATAGAGATTGTAAAAGAGATGACCCTATAGCTGCATATGATAGTGAAGTCAATGCCGGCATACATGGCCATAAAAGTGTTAAATCTTTTTTTGACTTACATCAACCTATATCAGGAGTTGATAAAAAATTTATTGCACACTTCTATAAAAAATTTGATATTATGGATTTGTTTTATAAAACTGTATCTTGCACCTCGGGATATGATGATGAAATTGTTCCTTGTAAAAAGTGTTTTTGGTGTAAAGAAAAATATTGGGCATTTGGAATGTATGATGGTGGTGTAAAATGATAGCAAAGTTTCCACAAGATATTCACTTTTATAATCAACAATGGTGTAATCAAAATATATTAAGTGAAGTTGCAAATTTTAACTTTGATTATCTAAAAGCATTTGGTGGTGAGGTACATGTTTGGTTTTCTTGTTTTGATTCATCTTATTTTTATACAGATGTAGGAAATTTTGTAGTGAAGCATAGACCAAAAGAATTTAAATATTATGGAGATGACCAAGATTATTGGAGTTTTTTCTATGATAAAAAAATTGATTTAGATGAATTTCATAAAGACACTAATTATTATTTGAAACATTATAGAAATTATTTAATGGAACATTATAAACCTGAAGATACTATAGATAGTAACTTAGTTATGATAAAATCTATAAGAGATATATTAAAATTTAATGGTATTCAAAAATATGTATTTTATAAACCTATGAAGCAAAGTTTTCTTGTGACTAAAGGTGATGAATGGTTTGACTTAGGACATCATTATGATAGTCTAATAAAAAAACATAAATTATCTTACTTACTAAAAGGTGAACATTGGGAACATGAGTTTTCAGCCAAAAAAGTATTCTATGATTAAAATATTTTGTTTGTATTTTCAAGCTTTAGATGAAGTTTATAAAAAACCAATGTATAGTACAGAGTATGTTGAAAAACTATATAACGGTTTTAAGAAACATTGTAAGGTAGACTTTGAGTTTATATGTTATTCTGATACACCTGTTAAAGCAGACAAAGTAATACCTTTACCAAAAAATAGTAATATTAAAAGACATTGGCATAAACTAAAGTTTTTTGATAAAGAGTTTACAGGTGAGGGTGATATAATTGTTTTAGATATCGACCAAGTCATTGTAAATGATATTACAGAAATGGTAAATTATCCTGTTTCTGATAATGAGTTAGTATCATATCAAAAATGGTGGACTACAAGTAAAGAGAATATACCTATAAACGGAGGCTGGTATAAGTTTAAGGCAGGTTCTTTAAAGTTTGTACATGACAAATACATGAGTAATCCTGAAAAATGGCAAACACATTATTTTAATAATCGTACAGTTCATTACAAATATTATGGAGAACAAAACTTTGTCTATGATACTTGTATTGAAAATAATACAAAGGTTACTAAAATGCCTGGTCAATGGATTGCAAAGTATGATAAAGAGTATGATAAAAGTTTGAGATATAATAAAATGTATATGGATGCTTTTGATGAAGATTACATGATATTAGGTGAGGGTGTAAATGAGAAGATTAAAATAGTTCACTTTGCTAATGTATGGAATAACATACATGAAAATAAAGAATCGTGGGTATTGGATAATTGGAAATGAGAGTAATTTGTGTAAATACTGGTACGAAGTATAGTCAATGGTATGTTGATAATTTAAAACATATGATTGATAATTATTCTAATTTAAAATACAATAAGTTTGAAGTTGTTACTGAAAACAGATATGATGATGAGCGAGGTGTATTTAATAAACTATTAATATTTGAAAAGTTTAGAGATGGCCAAAACATATACTTTGATTTAGATACACTAATAAAAGGTGATTGTAACCATCTTTTAAGAGAAGAGTTTACATTGTGTTCAGCACATTGGCGACCTGCTTATCATACACCTTTAAACTCTTCTATAATGTCATGGCAAGGAGATTGTTCATGGATACATGATAAGTTTATGGAACAAATGGATTATTATTTGTTAAAGTATAGAAGAGGTATGGACCAATTTATATATGAAGTTATAAAAGATTATAAACTATATACGATTGAAGATAAGTTTTGTTCTTATCAAACAATACTAGATGAACAAGATTATGTGGTTTACTTGTTTAATCAAAGAAATAAAGAAATGTTAAATGAAGGTTGGTATGCAAAATATTTTAAAAGCAATATCTAAAATTACTGATAATAAAGATATAAAATCTATTATTAATTCTGTCAACTCAAATCAAGTTGCCAGTAAAGAATGGTTGATAGATAGTATATCAGAAAGATTAGAGCTTGTTATAAAAAATCCTAAAGTATGTGTGGCAGCTGGTTGGTACGGTATGTTAGCAGATAAGATGAGAGATTTTACAAATGATAAAGTTGTATCTTTTGATATCGACCCTAAATGTGCTGAGTATGGAAAAATAATGTATCCCGAAGTATCATTTAAAACAAAAGATATAAATGATTTTCATGCTGGTCAATATGATGTTATAATATGTACTTCATGTGAACATATAAGTGATGGAATATTAAACAAATTTTTACGAACAAGAAAAGAACAGAGTTTAGTTGTATTACAAAGTAATAATTATTTTGGTTTAGATGAACATATTAATTGCAAAAATAGTCTAAAAGAGTTTACTGATTCTTTATCTTACACAGTTCCTTCAGCTAAAATAAATATTCTAAATAGTTCAGAAAAAAGAATAAACAATAAGTTTGACCGTTACATGGTCATAGGTTACTAATGAGATACGATTTAGAATTAATAAAAAAAGAATTGGCTACATTACCTGAATATGATACTCAATTGTATTTACAAGGTGATACACCAGACATGGTAGCAGATGAACCTATTAAGAATTATTTGTTAGTGGATGAAACTGAAAATGATTTTTGGGTGCCTTTATTTGATATACCATACATCAATTCTATACTAAAAGAAAACAATTTAGTTAGAACAAGAATTATGAAAATGAAACCTAAAACATGTTATTATTGGCACCATGATAAAACAAAAAGATTACATATACCTATTCAAACACATGAACATTGTTTTTTATTACTTGACAATGATAGAATACATCTACCAGCAGATGGTACTGCTTATGAAGTTGATACAACTGTTAATCATACAGCACTTAATTGTTCAAAGGTAGACCGTATTCATATTGTTGGCGTAATAAAAAATGTTTAATAAATCAGTTAGAAATATAGAATTTGAATTAACAAACAGATGTAATGCTGGTTGTCCTTTATGTTCAAGAACAGGAACAAATAAAGGTGGTCTATCAGATACAGTTTCTAATAGTGGCTGGAAAGATGTATCTAAAGAAGTTCATCATCATGTAATAGATAGTTTAAGAAAAAACCATGATATTGAATCAATAGATTATGGTGGTTGTTATGGCGACCCTTTAATGCATCCTAAAGTTTTAGAGTTGTTACAATATGGTGAAGGTATCTATCAAGAAGTTCAAACAAATGCTTCTTTACAAACAGATAAGTTTTGGAGTTCAGTTGCAAAAATAGACAAACTTAGAATGTGGTTTCATTTAGATGGTCTTGAAGATACAAACCATATCTATAGAAGATATACTAATTGGTCAAAAATAGAAAGAAATGCTAAAACTTTTTTAGACGCAGGTGGAAAAGGTAGTTGGGTGTTTATTGTATTTAAACACAATGAACATCAAGTAGAAGAGGCAAGAGAGTTATCAAAGAAGTGGGGTTTTGATGAATTTATTATTAAGAAAACATCACGAAAGTTTGAAAACGGTAAACACAAAACATCTAAACAAGTTAGAACACCACATGGCTTAGAAACAATTACATATGAGGCGCCTACAAATCCAGAATATCAGGCTGAGTCTGTACAAAATTCTATTGTTACAGAGATACCTATTGATTGTTATTCTGAAAAAAGAGGTACATTTTATATTAGTTGTGAAGATAAAATATATCCTTGTTGTGTTTTAGGAAAAGAAGGATTTAAAAATAATTATATTGATAGAATACAGGATAAAGTATTTGATTATATTAATTATGATATTACAATACATCCTGAAAAAAACAAATTTGATGATATTGTAAATAAATATAACGGTAAAGAAGACATATATAAATTAAATTGGCAAGAAAGAAAATTTAAACATTGTATTGAGAGATGTGGCAGAGATGTTACTTGCCAAAAAATACATTTACCAATAGGTGAGGGTTCTAAAAAAGATTTTGATGGATGGCAAGGACCACACAACAAAAGAAATATTGAATTGGCCTAAATAGTATTATAAATAGTATAAGGAGATAATTATGAATACAGTAATGATTGATGGTAAAGAGTATGATGTCACAAAATTGAGTCCTGCATTGCAAAACTACTTAGTAGTAAGACAAGAAATTCAGGCCTCTAAAGTAAGACACAATCTCGAGCTAGAAAAAATCGAAGTGTTAACAACACACTACAATAATAAAATTGCAGAATTAGTAAAAAAAGAAGTACCAGAAGAGAAAAAATAGATGGCCGCAATAGCAAACTTAACACTAGACCAAGGCGCAACATTCAATTCGGATGTTACAGTTAAAGACTCAAATGGAAATGCATTTAATTTGACAGGATATACAGCGTCTGCTAAGATGGCTAAAGGTTATTCATCTACTAGAACAAGAACAACCATCACAACTACAGTAAATGGTGACCCCACAACAGGTATTGTCACACTATCACTTACTGCTGATGAAACGACAGCCCTAGATGGTGAACGATATCTTTATGATTTAGAGATTTTACAGACTTCTACCAGTACAGTTACTAGGGTTATCGAAGGTATTATTACAGTTCGACCACAAGTATCTATTTAATTCACAATTTTTTTATTATAAATATACACAGGAGAGAATTAGATGGCAGATATTACAGCTACTGTAGGACAAAGTAATAGTACAACAGCTAGTATTGGTGTCAATACGGCTTCTGGTCCACAAACGGTATCAGTTTCCTTACCCTCAGCTCAGGCTGCTCAAAATAGTTCACTTCAATTAAAACTGCTCGGTGATGTTGATACAACTACATTAAATGATGGAGCAATATTACAATTTAGGTCAAGTGACGCAAAGTTTGTAACTACAAATGAAATAGTAACTACAACTGGAACTTTGACTATAAACGCAGGAGCATTTTAGGAGTTTTAGATGGCAACAGTAATTCAGATAAAAAGAAGTTCAGCGGCTACAGCGCCGAGTACGCTGAAACTTGGTGAATTAGC